CAAGCTAAGACGGGCGATGAAAAAAACGCCTCTAACTTAGCGGATGCTTACGTGGACACACCGCGCCTTAACCCTGAAGCTATCGGGAAAACTCTTTTAGATCGGATGCCTAATCCGACTGGTTGGCGGATTTTAATCCTACCTTATCAAGGTACGGGTAAAACCGCAGGCGGTATTTTTCTTCCTACAGAAACTGTGGAGAAGAGCCAGATTTCGACCCAAGTAGGTTATGTTCTGAAGCTAGGCCCCTTGGCCTACCAAGACACAGCCAAATTTCCTTCTGGACCGTGGTGCCAAGAAAAGCAGTGGGTCATGTTTGCCCGCTATGCTGGTTCGCGCTTTCAGATCGATGGGGGAGAAGTCAGGATTCTTAATGATGACGAGATACTGTCGACTATTTTGGACCCTGAAGACATCCATCAATTAACCTAAAGAGAGTAAACCATGGCGGACAACAACGAAGATATTGAGCTAGACATTACTGATGCTAGTGAAATAGAAGTAGACGTAGAAACAGCAGAGTTTTCTGAGGACGAGAAAGTTGGTTCCGAAGACTCTTTTGCTAAGGCTGAAACGGCCACGCAGAAACGAATAAGTCGACTGACTAAGAAAATGCGTGAAGCCGAGCGCCGTGAGCAAGAAGCCATTAAGTATGCTCAAGCTGTTCAAGGAGAATCCCAAAACCTTAAAAACCGCATGTCTAGTTTAGACACTAGTTACGTTACTGAGTATACGAACCGTGTTAACACGCAAATTTCTCAGGCAGAAGCTAAATTAACTAGGGCGATGGAGTTAGGTGACAGCCAAGCGTCTGTTGAAGCTCAACGCGAGCTTACTTCGCTCGCTATTCAACAAGATAGAGCCAGTCAAGCTAAGTTGAGTTCTGATAGAGCACAGCAACAAGCGGCTGCCGCCCAACAACATCAAGCGCGGCAACCGATGCCCGCACAACAGCCTAGGCGTCCTGACGCTAAAGCAGAGCAATGGGCTTTGCGGAATAGTTGGTTTGGATCGGACGAGGCCATGACATATGCTGCCTTTGGGATACATAAAAAGCTGGTTGAAGACGAAGGATTTGACCCGAGCGGAGAAGACTACTATACTGAGCTAGATCGTCGTGTTTCGGATAAATTCGGGAACGGCGCAAATGCTGCCGGTAAACGACCCGCCCAGACGGTTATCGGAGCTTCTAGAACACCTTCTGGACGCACTGGTAGAAAGGTTCGACTCACCCCGAGCCAAGTCGCAATTGCGAAAAAATTGGGTGTGCCGCTTGAAGAATATGCGAAATACGTTAAGGAGTAAATGATATGACTGAACATAACGACCAAAAAGCTAGTTCGGCTGTAAACCGTACTTCTCGCGCTAACCAATCTCGGGAGAAACAGGCTGTTCGTAAGCCATGGGCTCCCCCGTCTATGCTAGATGCACCACCTGCCCCTGATGGCTTTAAACATCGTTGGATTCGCGCCGAAACTCGCGGTTTTGATGATACAAAGAACATCAGTGCAAAAATAAGGGAAGGTTATGAGCTAGTCCGTAAGGACGAGTACCCAGACTATGAAAGCCCTACTGTTGAAACAGGTAAATATCAAGGTGTGTTTGGAGCTGGCGGACTGCTTCTCGCTCGAATACCGGACGAAACTGTGGCCGAAAGAACTAACTACTTTAACAAACGTAGTAAGGATCAGATGGATGCAGTAGACCACGACATGATGAGAGAGAATGCACATTCATCGATGACGATCAGTAATCCTGACCGTCAATCTCGTGTAACTTTTGGCGGTCCACAAAAATAATATGGACTGCCCCTTTAGGAGAGAATTATAATGGCTAATGCAAATATTGCCTATGGTCTCCGTCCTATCGGGCTAGTTGGTAGCGGTGTCAATTCTACTGGTGTAACCCAGTATGAAATCGCTTCCAACAACACCAATGCTATCTACCAGTACGGTTTATGCGTCCCGCTTGCAGCGGGCGTTATTGATTTTGCCGGAGCTACAAATGGGGGAACTACCCCTGCACTTGGTGTCCTGATGGGCGTTGAATACGTTGACTCGGTTTCTAAGAAGCCAACATTCTTAAGCTACTGGCCGGGCTCTGGCTCTGTAAGTGTGGATACTAACCACCCAGTTAAAGCTTTTGTTGCTGATAATCCAAATCAGTTGTTTAAAGTAGCGTCTGACGCTTCACTCACTGACCGTGCTACGGCACAGGCAGCGGTGTTCGCAAACGCATCACTGGGGACTTCCGCACGTACTGGTACGGAAGTAGGTAACTCAGATTCCGCTTTGAGCGTGTCTACAATTGCAGTTACGGCTACGTTGCCGCTACGCATTGTTGGCATTCAGGACGACGCTGGTAATACCGATTTTGCATCGGCTGGTATTCCCTTGATCGTTCGTATAAACGCTCATTACAACGCTAACACAAGCCGCTTCGACTCGCAGACTACTGCTACGTCGCTAGGCCTTTAGGAGGGTTAAAACATGGCTATTTCTCGCGCACAACTAGCGAAAGAGCTTGAACCCGGCCTAAACGCCCTGTTCGGACTTGAATACAATCGTTACGAAAACGAGCATGCTGACATTTTTGAAGAAGAGTCTTCGGACAGAGCCTTTGAAGAAGAAGTAATGCTTGGTGGTTTCTCAACAGCACCTGTTAAAAACGAAGGACAATCCATTAGTTTTGACGATGCTCAAGAGACTTATACCGCTCGTTACACTCACGAAACCATCGCGCTTGCGTTCTCCATCACTGAGGAAGCAATCGAAGATAATCTTTATGATCGTCTGGCATCGCGTTACACCAAAGCTCTGGCCCGTTCTATGGCCCAGACTAAGCAAATCAAAGCGGCAGCTATCTTGAACAATGCGTTCTCGACAGGTGTTAATGCGATTGGCGACGGTGCGGCACTTTGTTCAGCAGCTCACCCTTCTTTGTCTGGTAATCAAACCAATGTCTTGGCAGTTGCTGCCGACCTCAACGAAACTTCGTTGGAACAGATGTTGATTGATATTGCGGGCTTGACTGATGAGCGTGGATTAAAGATTGCTGTTCGCGGCATGAAGCTTATTATTCCTAAAGAGCTTCAGTTTATCGCAGAAAGAGTTCTTAACTCTAATCTGCGTCCGGGAACTGCGGACAACGACATCAATGCGAACAAGTCTATGGGAATGATTCCAGACGGTGCGGTAATAAACCACTTCCTCACTGATACGGATGCTTTCTTCATCAAGACTGACGCACCAAACGGATTCAAAATGTTTAACCGTTCGCCTATTAAAACGGCTATGGAAGGGGATTTTGACACCGGTAACATGCGTTTTAAAGCGCGTGAACGTTATTCTTTCGGTGTATCCGATTGGCGCACTGTGTACGGTACTCCCGGAGCAGCGTAGATCCAACGTAACGTTTTGTACTAGAAAGGCTCCTTAATTGGAGCCTTTTTTTGCTTAAGATTGACAACTAGATACGTACAATGATATCTTAAACACTTAATTATCGGGAAAATTCCGGTGAATCTGACAGTCCCGACTGACGATATGCAGACATATTCACCTTAACTCGCATGTGAGGAACTTATTATGAGCCAGACTACTTTTTCAGGACCAATTTTAGCAGGAACAATCAAATCTACTACGGGCACTACTGTCGGTACTAACGTAAAAAACACTGGCCAAGTTGTGATGGCTCAGTCTTTCACCACGGGTGTTGATTTAGACGGCGGCGCTTCTGCTGCAAATACAACTACCGTTATTATCCCCGCAAACTCTCAGATCATTGATATCGTCCTTGACGTTGTTGGTGTTATTGTTGGCGCAACTTGCGTATTTAGCATTGGTGATGTAGCGGGCGGTAACGCCACGTTTTTAAATGCTTTTTCAATCTCTGTAGCCTCTGGCGCGGGACGTAAATACCCTACTACTGAAGCAGGCGGCGCATTAATTTGGGCGGATACTGGCGCTTCTGATCTTCGCCTAACTTGGACATCTACAGGCGCGACCTCCAACGGAGAAATTCGCGCTACAGTGATGTACCAGCAAAACAGTGACCTCGTTTAAACCTAAAAATTTGGAGGTTTGCTAATGTCGGGCTCAGATGTAAGATCGAAACGCATTACCGCGACGGGATCAGTAGGTGTTGGTCCCGCTCGTATTAGACAGGTTCAAGTCAAAACAACGACGGGTTCTCCACGCCTTACAATAACGGACGGAAACGGCGGAGCTGTTGCCTTGGACATGGATTTAAATGCCTCGGTAACACACTCTGCTAACATCCCTTCTGACGGAATTCGAGTCTCAGATATCTGGGTATCTGCGGTAACCGCTATTACGTCTGTTACTGTTTTCTACAGTTGAAGAAGGGGTAAATCATGGCGTCTGATGTAAAAGCAACCTACCTAACCGCAACCGGAACGGTTTTTGCGGGTAGATCGCGCATAAAGGCTATTCATTATCAAGCGGGTTCTAGTCCTTCTTTGGTTTTAAAGACCGGAAGTACGAGCGGAACCACACAGTTAACGTTAGCTTTTGCTAACAGCACTGATGACAATGTTTATATCCCGGATGAGGGGATGCTATTTAGTGACGGATGTTATGCCGTACTGACTAACATCACCAACATAACGGTTTTTTATAACTGAGGTAGTTATGGCCACGCAGGTAACATCTCTTACAAAACAAAAACGTGCGCCAGTTACGAAAAGATCCGCAGATTGTCAAGGGCAAAGCATGAAGATTACAGAGGTTTTAGCAAAACTAGAAAAGCATGAAGCAGAGTGCAACTTGCGGTATCAACGGATAGAAGAAAAGTTAGTTGAGCAAAAACAAGCCTCGACCGCCCAACAATTGTCTTTGAAAGGTTTAGATTTAAAAATATGGGGCCTTGCAGTATTAATTATAATAGTGCCTATAATTCATAAATTTTTGTCCTAGCAATGAATCAATCTTTCTTCAGCGATGATCTGGAAGCAAGAATAGCAAAAGAAATAAGGCTTTGGTCCTCAAGTGTTCTGGAAAAACCCAACCCTTATTTTAACAACCTACCTCCCTGCCCGTATGCGCGTAGTGCGTGGATGAAAAACAAAGTAGCCATTGTTTTTAATCACGAAAATAACTACCAATCGTTATATTCGTGTATTTCTCAGTTTGACGAACAATACGAGATAGCGGTTTTAGTTGATCTTGGTAATGTAAAAAATGCTGACGATTTTCACGAATACTTAGACAGTTTAAATCAAGTAATTTCCGAAGGTATGTTTATTGACAAAGACATTTGGTTAATGGGTTTTCATCCTGAAGACGAACCCAGTGATTTTGTGGAAGAAATTGAGTTTGATCCTTTAGAAGAAAAGCCTTATGCTATGATATTTGTTCAGCGTTTGTCTAAGCTGCAAGAAGCAGCAGACAAGTTGCTTAAAAAAGGATATTATGATAGCTATGATGCTGAGTATGACGCAAGCACCATTTACGGTGTAAGAGAAACTTTACATAGGAGACTTAAAGATGGCAATGAAACCTAAGAAAAGAGCAGGTTCTATGAAGACAGGCGCTAAACCTATGCGCGGTGGCGGCATGGTCAAGAAAATGCGCGGTGGTGGCATGGTCAAGAAAATGCGCAGCGGCGGCATGGTCAAGAAAAAAGTGACTAAAAAATAATGCCTAAGAAAGGTCTTTACGCAAATATACACGCTAAGAAGAAGCGTATTGCTGCGGGCGCTAATGAAAAAATGCGCAAACCCGGTTCAAAAGGTGCTCCTACGAACAAAGCCTTTAAAGCGGCGGCTAAAACTGCTAAGAAAAAGAAATAGGTACTTTTAATGGCTACATCGGGAAGCAAAGATTTCGAGCTAGACGTCGCAGAATATGTCGAAGAGGCGTTTGAGCGGTGTGGGCTTGAGGTCAGGACAGGTTACGACCTAAAATCCGCCAAGAGGTCTTTAAATCTTTTGCTTGCGGACTGGGCTAACCGTGGCCTAAACCAGTGGACCATTAAGCAACGTACTGTAGCGATGGTTGCCGGAACAGGTAACTATGCTTTGGGATCAGATGTCATTGACATTTTATCCGTAGTAGTACAACGAAATGGAACCGATTACTCTTTGCTGCGCATGAGCCGAGATGGTTTTCTGACTATACCCAGTAAAACTACGCAAGGCCGTGTTAACCAATTCTTTTTGGACAGGCAGGTCACACCTAACCTAAAGCTTTGGCCCGTACCTGACAACAGTACGGACGTTGTTTATTATGAGGCTTTAACTCGCATAGATGACGCCGACATATACACAAACACCATGGATCTACCTTTTAGATTTTATCCTTGTTTAGCCGCAGGTTTAGCTTATTACATTGCTTTAAAGAGGGCTCCAAACAGAGTTCAGCTCCTAAAAGGGCTGTATGAAGAAGAGTTTGAAAGAGCCGCGACGGAAGATCGAGACAGAGCTTCTTTTAATGTCGCCCCTAATTTTAATTACTCTAGGATAGGCTGATGGGTAAGTTTGCCTCTGGAAAAGAATCTTGGGCTATATCTGACCGATCTGGCTTTCGCTACCCTTACCGTTTAATGAAAAAAGAGTGGAACGGCCTTTTGGTAGGCCCAGACGAATTTGATCCCAAACAGCCTCAGTTGGGGCCTTTCCCTAAAGTTAGTGATCCTCAAGCTCTTCAAAATGCTCGCCCTGACAGGAGAGAGCCTTTAGACGTCTATGTTGGGTTACCCTTAGTGGTAGCACCCAGCTTACGTCCGGTACAGGGATTTGGTCAAACGGGTTCAGTGACGGTGACAACATGAGTTTTACGTATGATCAGCTAAAGCAGGCTATTCAAGACTACACGGAGAACGATGAAACGTCTTTTGTGAGTAATCTACCCCTATTTATTAGGCAATCTGAAGAAAGAATTCTTAAAAACGTTCAACTAAGTTTGTTTAGAAAGAATGTTAGTGGCGCACTGGCCGCGAACAACAGGTTTCTAGCCGCTCCAACGGATTTTTTAGCGCCTTTCTCTTTGTCTTTTGTAGATAGTAACAGCGATCATGTTTTCTTAGAGTTCAAAGACCCTGATTTTGTTCAAACGTTTAATCCAGACTCCTCTACTGCGGGAAACCCTCGTTTTTACGCCGTATTTGACGTAGATAACTTTATATTAGGACCTACACCAAGCACTGCGTATAATGTAGAGCTTCATTATTTTTATCGTCCGGCGAGCTTGACTGCCGGGGCGAACAGTGGCGTAACTTGGCTAAGTACCAATGCGGAAATCACGCTTCTTTATGGC